GAATAAGCATGAGGGATATGTATTCTTCGAAGAGAAATTTAATCATGCGGATGTTACGGCTATTGTAGAATCTAATAAAAGAGCTATGGAAGCAGGTAAAAAACTTCTGCTAAGATCTGGCACAGTTGGTAATATAGATATATATGGTGATACTTCTGATACATCGATACTATTCGAAATGTACCAGAAACACGGACTTCCAGCTCATCAATGCTATAAATATGATAAAGACGAGGCAATAGCTAAGTTAGCAGAAGACTTAAGAAAATGGCTTAAAGTACCAGAAAAAGGCGTATGTGCAGATGAATTCGAAAAGACGTTGTATAAACGTGATGAAGCAACAGATGCTATATTACCAGAAATAGACGATTTACAATTCCACCCAGATGCGGCAATGGCTTTATTGTATGCTTCTAGACAGTGGACATTTGATGAGGGTAACAGATAATGAACGTAAGAAATATTAAAAAGAATATGAATAAACTCTTAAGGTTTCCAAATGAGATGTATACAGATACAACTGGCTCTCTTATGATTAGCTTATACATGTTTGCTAATAAGAAACCAGATGTAAAAGAATATATCAACAGATGGCGAGTCAATGATATTAGATTCGATGACCCAGAGTATATAGATAAGGTAATAGGATATTCTGGTATTGATAATCCATTTAACGAGGACCTAGAACTATATATGTACCAGTCTCAATTCAATGTATTATTCGGACCGGTATATAAAGGAACAAATCTTTCTATTAGAGAAGATGGTTTATTTTCTGCGACCTATAGAAAAGGTAAGGCATATAAGGTAGAACTATGAAATTTCTAAAAGAAGCATACAGATATTATAAAGAACTTAAACTAAAAGAACGAGCAAAACAGCAGCTCTTAAATACAGAACTTAATTATACTCTTCTGCAGGAATTGCTTAATAAATGCGCTAATAATCCAGGATTAGTTATAGAAATAAATCTTAAGACTGGCGATAAATTATTGCTTAAGACTAAGGCAGAAGAAAGAACTAAAACTGTATTTGATTACATAGATGGACGAGAGGTTATAGAATAATGAATGTACCTTTAATACAATCTGTAGATTTACAGCAAATAAATGCTGCTCTTATTGCTCTAAAAAATGCTATTGAAGCGCTAGAATCTAAAGTTAACGCTTCATCAAATACTATTGAAGCGCTAGAATCTAAAGTTAACGCTTCATCAAATGCTACTGAAGCGCTAAAATCTAAAGTTAACGCTTCATCAAATGCTATTGAAGCATTAGAAGCTAAAGTTAACGCTTCATTAAATGCTATTGAAGCATTAGAAGCTAAAGTTAACGCTTCATCAAATGCTATTGAAGCATTAGAAGCTAAGATAAACTCTACTTCTACCTCTAATTCTTAATCTCACTAATAAATAAGAGGAAAAAATATGAAATTTAATAGCGGAAGCAGCATAAAAAATAATGCTTACAGCTCTTCAAGCGCATCAGTTGATACAAATGAAAAATTAAAGAAATTAAATGAAGAGTTAGATCAATTAGAATTATTAGTTTCTAATATGCAGACTAGCCTTTCTAGCGCAAATAGTAAAATTGGTACAGATACTGTAGCTGACCAGATTGCAGCAGCTAAAACAGAAATAGAAAATGCTATAGGTCAAGAAGTAACTACTCAGAAAGTTTCGGCTCCTGAAGCAGATATTGATGTTATATCTTCTACAACTATTCATACGGACTATATTACTCCATTAGAAGCAGAATCAATTGATATTTCTGCAGGTGTAAAAGTACCAAATATAAAGCTTAGCGATGCTATTACATCAGTATCTACAAATGATAATGTAAGAGTTCCAGCTAATGCTATAGCTTGGATTGGTTCTAATATAGTAGTAAATAAAGGCAATGGAAATGCTCTTATTTTCTCACAGACTGGGGATATTTCTTATTACTTTACTGATAATGGCAATCTTCTTATTCATCCTATTGGAACTGTAAATGTATCTTACATCTATAGAAGTACACCAGTAGATGTAATTCCGCATCAGAACTATGAGTATACCTCAGTTAATAGTGGCCTAACAGTTGTAGGTCCTTTCTATGCTGACTTAACTGCGGCTACATTCCAGAATATAACAGTTTCTAATACTCTTACTGCTAAAAATATAAATGCAGAAAATATCGCTGTATCAGAAGATGTAGAAGTATCTGGTACTATAAATACCGATAAAATAGAATCTAATGAAGCTGAAATAAAAGAGCAAGAATCAGAAACTATTTCTACTGATAGAATAAATTCCTCTCAGATACATACTAAAGTTGATAAAGAAAATATCGGCTATACTATTATACAAGAACATCAGGATACTGAAGAATATGCAGTTGGTATTCCTATTACTAATGGTATCTGGGAAGTTGAGTTAGAGAACTATTTTAAGGCGACAATTGATAAAACTCATTCTGCGGGTATTGTTACATATTGGAGAGCATCAGAATCATCACTTCCACAGATTGGTGTTAAAGATGATGTACTCTATTTATATACAAGAAAATCTGGTAAATTATATTTCTCTAATAATATTCTAGAAGTAAATGATGCCACTGTTTCTATTCATGCTCCAAATGACCCAGGTTATCCTGTAATAGAAGCGCTAGATAAACAGTTAGACTTAATAACTAATAACGGCGTAGTTGCTACAGATACAATGATTGTAGATGACATTATTATCAATGGTGATTATGATTCTATATTCAATGATATCTACATTAAAAATGATATTTATCTAGAAGACGAAGATGAATATGGCGCTAAACGCTGGCATAAAGGTACTCCAAACCAAGTAATAAGAGTAGACGAGACATCAAAAGAGCCAACTTGGCAGGATACTGTTGTAACTACACATGGTGGTGCTATCCAAGCTAGAAATGAGCTTATTACAGAAGGTACTCTTGCTACTTATAATGGTACTGTTGGAAATGCACAATATCGCTCTAAAACAGATACAATTCAAAACTTGTATAAAGAATTCGACGAGCAAACTTCTAACTGGTATAAAACTCCGGCTTTACAAGAAAAAGTAACAAATATAACTAGCTATAAAGAAACATCAGGAAATCTACAATTTATTATTCATACAGAATCTGGTAAAAGCATTCTATTTGAACATGACCCAGCGGATGAAATAGAAGTTAAATATCCAGGACAAAGTTCAAGAGAACAAACAATGCCAGCATATTTGCTTATACTTTATTTAACTTCTAGCTTAGATTACTCTTCTAAGCTAATCCAGCAAGGTACTCTTCAGATTAAAGATAATAATGGTAAATGGCAAACAGTTATTGGATTAGCTGAAGTACCAGATGAATATTTATTTAATGAAAAGTTTAGTAATGGCATAAGTCTTTGGACAACTAAGACTAATAAAGAAGCTCTTTCTATTCCAGTTGCAAGAAATGGATATGAGAGTGACGATATACAACATGCTATTGTAGATGCTAATAAAAAACTAGTATTTGCGGAAAGCTTAGTATCTACTCTTAGACAGGAAACAGGTCAAGATATACCTCTACATTATCCATCATGGTGGAATGATGTAGAATTCCCAAATGTTACTCATAATGAAATACGTTATGTAGAAGGAACTGGCATTATAACCAATTTTGGAACTATTGAAAATCCAGACTATGGTAAAGTTAAGTCCGCTTCTCAAGCAAATAGTAATGTATTAGAATTTACTTTTGTTAGAGATGGAGTTTCTACATATACTCAAGAGCAATGGGATAATGCAGTTCCTGTAAGACTAATGGGTCTTGATCCGTTTATAACAAATATTGAAACGCTATATCCTTATACTAAAGTTGTAAATACAAATACAAGAAAAACATCTTATTATTTCTATGATAAATATAACAATAATGTAGAAATAAAAGATGTAGATGCATATAAGAAAGACATAGCAATCGATGTTAAACTTGTAAATACATCTAATCCAAGTACAGGCCCATCTCATCAGGATTCTCCAGAATGCTACGAAGATATTAAATTTGTATATTCTACTTATAGCGGAGTAACTGGACCAGTTTATTTCTTAAGAGGTAAAGATGGAAAATATTATCAGACTGGCGATATTTATACAAATTCAGATTCCTTTACCTGGTACATTAGAGGCCCTCATGAAATAACTGAGGAAGAATATAATAATAATATGGGTATTGCTGGAGACGTATATACTTTAGAGCTTTATAAACCAACTTTCTGGAAAAATACTTATTGGGACAATACAGAAGTAAAAAACCAAATATTATTCTGGTCTGGTCTTGCTGCTGCTGATGCTGATTCTGATACTGCTGGATACTTACAAAGGTTTACTTTAAGCGATTATAGTGATATAGCAGCTTATGTAACAGAAATGAATAAAGCTTACATTAACACTATATATTCTATATTCTTCGATAATGGCACTGTAGACTATGTATACGGCGATGGTACTGAGTATTCTGTATATATTCCAATAGAAAATCCTATGGTTTGGACAGAAGTTCCATTATCTGCTCTAGCACTTTATCAGACATATGATCAAAATGTATTCTATCTAGAGGAAAATAAAGCTTCTAAAATTACAGATGTAACTCCTTCTGATACTGAATATACTTATACAGCATACGAAGACTCAGAACATACTGAGCCTGGAGTACAGAATACAGCTATTGGTTCTGATGAAATTCAATGGTACAGCTCAGATGATATAGAGCATAAAAATCCAATTGCTGGAACATTTGATTCATTTGTTAGATACTTAGCAACAGACCCGAATTGTACTATACAGTTAGAATTAGGCGGATTTGCATATGTTGTTCTAGACTCTATAGATGCTGGTACATTTACTGTAACTACATCAGAGGGAGAAGAAACTGTAGAATATAATGACACAATTACAGTATATACTCTAGCAGAAACATATGTTGATAATTATCCTATAACACACTTAGGAAACGGTACACGGGTACACGGAAGTATATCTGCAGAAAGCTTGGATGCAAATACAATTAAAAATAGATATTTCTATGTTGGTGATACATTAACGCCAGCAGAATTAGCAGAGTTTGAAGATAATGCTCTAATAATTATGGGAGACTAATAATGAGTAAGAAATTATATAGAAAGACTACTAAGAATAATCAGCCAAAATTAGACGAATTAGCTGCATTTAATTCAGACTGTACTTTTTCTGATAACGCTGTTTTAGTTTATGACGCTTCTGATGAATCTATAAAACCATTAACTTCTATAGATAACTTTGAAATAAATAACCTAACAGTTCACTGTAACACTATTTTAGAAGGGCCAGTAACAGCTTGCTGCTGTATTACTACTCCTGCTGCTACAATAACCGATTTATCTGCTACTTGTGGCAGTATTACAGATTTATCTACTACAAATATAACAAATTCTTGTACTATTACAACAGAAAACGTTGATGTTTGCAATTGTGTAAATGTTGCTTGTGATGTAAATATCGGCGGAAACTTATATGTATGTGGAACAGAATACATTACCGATATCGAGCAAGTTAAGTCATGCTGCGATAAAATCTTATTAAGAGATGGTGCAGTTTCTGGTTTAGCAGTTGGTTGTCTTTCTGGTATAGAAGTAAATAAATATGATGGTACAAATAATACATGTGTTGGTGTAGATAATTGCGGCACATTAAGAATAGGTGATGCTGGTACTTGCTTAGAGCCTGTTCTTACTAGAGAAGAATCTTCTAATATGACTGATGGCTTACCATTAACTTGGGATGCTACAAATGTTAGAGCTGTTACTTCTGATGATGCAGTAGTAAAATATGAATCTACGGCATTACCTAATGAGCCAGTAAATAAATTTTATGGTATTACAGAATCTGTTGTTGTAGCAAGCATGAAGCTTAAGGAACTTGCTCTTAAGTATTTCGAATTAAATGGCAATAACTATGTTCCTAAAGCAAATACTCTCTCTACTTCAGTAACTATAGGTGCTGATACTGATGTTAATATTACTACTATTTCTAGCGATTTCACATTAGTAAATGGCACTATAAGTACCACTAAGAGCACTATAATAACTGGTACAGTTAATACCAAGAAGTTCTATATAGGTGAAACTACAAATTGTAAGTATTACAATGTTGGCTCTGGTGACGGAGACGGCGCAGCAGTAAGTATAGACGACAATAGTTCATCAGCTTGTACATACAACATAATTCAGACTTGCGACGATGAGTTATATTGCTCTAGCAACTTAACTTATATACCATCAACTGGAACTCTTACAGCTAACTGCTTCTGTGGTAGAGCTACTGCTGCTGATTCAGCTTCTTATGCAAACTGCGCAACTGATGCTAATAACGCTTGTAGTGCTACTACTGCTGTTTGTTTAAGTGATGGCACAGCAGTATTTAAGGCTGAATGCAATGATGAATATAATATGTATAATGCCTCAGGCACTTGTGGTTGGATTAACTACAGAGGCGGAGTAGGTTGTGTTCGAATAGGTGATGGTGGTGGTAGTGGCGGATTTGGAACTTTAGTCGCTGGAGTACTTTGTACTCAGACTATCTGTTTCATCTAATTAAATTGGAGAAATACTAATGGGAAGATATCAATACGAATTATCAAGATGCGTAGAGACTTGTTGTTGTTATAACATACCAAATGTTTCAAGTAATACATTTGTAAATGCTTGTTCCTATTATAATTATGACACAATTTGTCTAAAGGATGTTACTTGCACAGGCACAGATTGGAACACAGCTACTGGTTTTATCCACTGGGGCTTAGTATACCCTGGTGGTAGTTATCTGAAACCATTGCGATGGAACAGAATGTATTGTGAATGTTTTGGAAAGGACAGACTTATAATCAATAATTTCCCGACAGATAGAATTGTAATCGTAGGCGTGTATGGGTTTCAGTGGTTTGAATGCGTCTATTCATCAACAGATTGCTGCTCGGAATTATCGCCTGTTGCTCAAAGGCAGATGTTTATTCTTCCAAGTGGACAAGGTGCTTGTTTTAGCATGTATTGCGCTATAGAGAATCTTGGATATTATCCAGATGGTAGTTGTATCCGTCCAGGTTATAACAGTAGCGCTGTAGTTTGTGCATTTCCATACTTCTTTTCATTAGAGTCATATCCTTTGCCTGTTTTGAATAGTAATGGATTTATAGGTGAAGATGGATGTAACACATGGGTAAGGCCTACTGCAATATGCTCTACTGGTTCTGTTAATGCTGACTCACACACGATACCTATATATTGCAATAATCAATACATCGATTGTAACCGTTCATGTTTTGTTAGGCCAGAAAACTCTCTCTTTTCACCAGCTATTAAAGGTTCTGCTGCTGCTCCATGGATTCTTGGAGGAAAGCTATCTGCTGACTCAAACTCATCTGCAAGAGACGCATATGTGCTTGTTTCATCTTGTGGCACATGGTGTGGAGAGTGCGGTATTCCAGATAATCTTGCTATGGTAATAGCAAACAATACATTCCCTACTGGTGTTTGTAGATGGCCTGGTCCATATAAAACTCCTACATGGAATAAGCTCAGTTATGCACTTGGTATGATTGCATGTTGTAAATACCAGAATGGCCTTCTATTCTGCCCAGTATACGGTCCGTCAAGTGCAGCTTGTGCAAATAACGCTGACTGTTATTGTATACCAAATATAAATGAAGACACTCTAATCCCATTTAACGCGCCTCCTATAAGTGATAAATTAACTGCTCATATGACTGACCATACAGTTATTCAAAGCAGTAGTCAGTATTATAGTTGCGTTTGTGCTTATTCGACTGCCTGTTTCGCACATGGTGGTCATAATGTATGTAATCCATTAGGATATTGGACACTTAACTGGGGAAATGGAAACAGTTATTACGCAGTAAATACACATTGCTAATTATAACTAATATAATCAGTATGATTATATATTCAGTTCATGACCTCGATGATATGAAGGTCATCAAGTGGCGTTTGACAGATTTCTGTAACTATCATTGCTCTTACTGTATCAGACGCCCAATTGCTGACCCCCATACTCTTGAAGAGGATATGTCAAAATCACTTAATGCAGTTGATGGAGTTGTAAGAATTGCTGAGCATCTCAACTACAGATTTGGAGTGCCAGTAAAGATTGACCTAATTGGCGGCGAAGTTTCTTGTAGTGATGTAACTAAAGAAATCATAAAGAAATTAGGTTTCAGTGATGCTATTGGTAAAATAAATATTACAACCAATCTTTCTAGAAATATCGATTGGTATACTGACCTAATCGAAGAAAGCAGAAAGAAAATCTCAATTACAGCTTCATTTCATCCAGAAGAAGCCGACCTTAAAACATACCTAAATAAAGCTTTAATTCTATCAAGATTATGTCAGTTCAAATGTGAAACAGTTATTACACAAGAAGCAACACATATCGATGCATTTGTCAACTTCTGTGAGCAAAACAAAATCTATTACATGTGTGAAGAGAACTTGTTTGATGAGTCTTTAAGAGGACAAGCGAGAAGAAACACTAAACAGAACTATCGCTATCTTGTTAAGACAGATGAAGGAAATAAATACTTCTATACCAGAAATGAATTCATTAAACAGTATGCAGAAGATGGTATTGCATTTAATACACAAGGTTTCAAATGTACACGAGACTACGATTATGTGTATGTTGACAGAGACACTGTTTTCATGTGCACTAGTAAAGTTCCAGTTGAGAAATACAAATTGCTTATGAAAGAACATGCATGTCCTAGAGGCAAATGTACGATGTGCGGTCATGCATCACTTTTCTAGAGACCATCGCTTAATTTGAGACTTTGACATTTTATTTCTTGTTTCTTCAGAAGGTTTTATTCTTCCTTCAGTAAAGCCTTCTGGACACTCATATCTCATAACGCTTATAATGCCATTATTAACTTTACTAGTATGCTAGCCTTCACTAATAGATTATATAAGGAAGCGAATATGAGATATACAAATGGAAGGAAATACTAGAAATGTGGGAAACAATTGACGATTTAGGTAAAAATCCCCTAGTATTACTCTTAATAACGGGCATTTTTATTACGATTATTTATTGCATTAAGAAAGGCTATTTCAAATTTAGCGGTAAAGGTGTACAAATTGGCTTATCTGAACAGCAGACTAGAAACTTAATACAGTCACAATTTGAGTATGCAAAAGCTAAATGTGAGGGTATGGTTACTAGAGTACCACAGGATGGGCTAGATTCTTATAGAACTAAGTATATAGTAAGTCGAGTAGAAGACGTTATACAGAGAGCTATTATATTTAATAATCTTACTGATAATGAAGAATATATCAGAGGAAAACAAGAGCTTGTATATCAGACTGTAATGGCTAGAGTAGAAAAAGACTACTTTAAGACGCCAGAATTTAGGGCTCTTATGTATAAATTTACTGAGGAACTCTTCAAAGAATTATATAGAATGAAGCGAGTATCTCAGCAGCATGACTAAGAAGGAATAATAAATGGCAAACAGCAAATCACAGCAATATGAAGTTATAAAAAATGGTCCTTTATGTCTTGATAAATACTGCGCTGATATAGTACCATTTGGGCAGGGATTTAATAAGAAAAATAGTCCACTTCTTGGTGGCGCTATTTCTAATGTATTCAGTAAAGAAAATAGTGATATATCACAATATGTTTCTAATGGTAACCATGAAGCATGGCTTGGTACAGATAATTATATCTATATTGACGGTAAAAAAACACAGAGATTTATAAATTCTGATGAGAACTATAAATTCGTAGTTGAACCAATAGAAGGAATAGATGAGTCATATCTAGATTATTGGGACTCTAATACATATCTCAGAGTTATAGATAATAATACTACTCTTGAATATAAATTAAACGGCTCTTTGCATACCATTGATTATAATATTTCTCATACTTATAAAATAATAGAAAAAGAAGACCATACTAAGTTTCTTGTAGATATAATAAATGTTATAGATACCAATACTAGTACTATTGATATAAATATAAATATATATAATTCGTCAGGACAAGTAAAATATACAAAAAATAAGTTATTTTCTACTGCTGGAACCGTATCATATGCTATTCCTGTAAAGTATAAAAATTTAATTATAAGATTTGGCAAATTTAATGATAATACTGATACATACGCATTATTATTATATCTTGTAGATGACGCAGGTAATTTATATTGTGATAAGCCCGGTTCGGATTTTGAATATTCTTGCGGATATATTTTTCTTAGAAAAGGAAACTGGAAGTATATTACATCGCTAGATTTTCAAGCAGAATCCCATGGAACAAGAATCAATTATAATCGCGTTTTTTTATATCAAGATTTTACTGGATATATAAAAGCTGCTGGCGTATACTGTACATGGCATACGACACACAATGATGAACATTTTTGTATGTGTACTAATAGTAGCATTATAAAGGCCACAAAAGATAATATTGAATATTTAGCATTTTCATCTGAGAATGTGCGAGGTAGTATACGCAATGCAGATGCACTATTAAACCCGCATGCTTGTGTTTATACATCTCCCCTTATTGAAAATTTACCAGGTTTTAGAGTTATATTTAAGTATCCATCTAATAATGAATATTCTTTCATCTTTTGTAAAGATATAATTTGGGGCGCAGTATATTCATATGGTTATACAGATGATTATAATTTATCTGCTTTAGTTGGTAATTTAATTACTGAGGATGAAGTAATTCCTAAACCTGCATTTAATAAAAGACTTATTGTTGATGACTGGAACGATTACGCGACGGGGCCTAGCAGTCCTCGTTATTTCTATGAAGTTCTAGTAGATAAAAATAATAAAATACAAAGCTTTTCATTTACCTTTGGTAGCATAGATACTAGTGAAGACTATACCTGTAATAATCTTGGAACATTATTAGTTCCTATAGGATCAGTTTCTAATGAGAGACCCTTTCATTATGTTTCAGAGTCTGAATATTTGAAAGAAGGCAAAACTCTTGTATATTTTGATGCTTATGATAAAATATGGAAAAAAATACACCCAGAGGTTGGAATAGAATTAGCTATAATAGATGACTATCTTTTAATAAATACCGTAGCTCGTTATAATGCTATAAATATAAATGATTTAACTAACCAAATATGGGCTAATGACTGGAATAATAGATTTGTAAGATGTTCAGGTACCTATTCTGGTGATGAGCAAATAGATGGTTCTTATCTTAAAAGCACAATTTATGGTTTTTTAAAATACGATAATTTCTTAGCATCTAAAAAAGAAATTAAATTATCATCTACATATAATTATGCTATAACATCTTCTGATATTCCATCTTCTCAATTACCTGAAGAGACTGTATATTTATATACTACTCTAGTAAATGACTTAAGTAAAGCTACTCCTGATGAAACATATTATTATAATTTAGACCATATGGGCTCTGGTTGTGATATTTATGATCTAGAAATATATAAAAATGGTAGATATAATAATTCTATCTATACTCCTATGGCTTCAAATTATAATGAAGGTCTTAGAGTAACTTCTGAATATCTAAATAATTTAGATTTAGTAGGAACTACATACCTTGTAGACAGTCTCTATTATACTCCTGCTATTACCATGAAGTTAAAAGAAACATATTCAAATAGGAATCTTGTAAGTTTTGATAATCTTACTTATTCTCTTCAGTATTATGGTGATATAAGAAAAGAGAAGTTATTATATGCTCTTTCTACGCAATATTACGGAATTGAGGATGTATTTATTATTCAAGGTCAGGGTTATTTTACTCAGAATAATAAAATATATAGTTTTAAGGTATCTGTGGATTATTCTATAATAGAAAGTGTAAACTTTATAACAAATATTCAAGGTCTTACATTTAAGGCAAATACTACAAGAGAAGCTTATTTCTGGTCTAAGAATGACTCTTCTTTATATTTATTCACCGCTGATAACATTCTAAGAAAATTATATACTGCTACAGATATTACTGATATTTATGACGCTATATATTATCCTTCATTAGATGCCACAGTATTCGACACAAATATTGGCCTTTTATTCTTAAATGACAATTTTGGTATGTTCTGCATAAGCAATACTAGTAATGGTCATTTATACTTAAATCCTAATGGTTATATAACTTTATTCTCTGATAAATTGTATTACTATAACCTATGGTTTTTAGATAATACTTGGACTAAAAATGATATTATTTTGGCAACAAAGTTCTACGGATTAGGTTCTAATTTAATATCTATAACTGATACCTGGTATTTTAGACTTTTTGCTGATAAGAGTTTATATGAGCAAATGGACTTGGATAGAAGTGGTAAGCTTAAGTTATCAATAGACGCATTGACTGATCAGGGATTAAGTACGGAAACAAAAGAAATCAGTATAAAAGATTCTGATTGGGATGAACTTACAGATACTCTTTATATCAGATATCAGCCTAAATTACAGAGAGGCGTTGGTATATCTCTTAATGTAGAGAGTCCATTTGCTATTGGTTATTTAGGACTTGGAAATATTATGGAAACAACACAAATGTCTAGGCCTTCTATGCAGGCTTAAGGAGAATATATAATGAAATATTACGCTTCAGATATAATTAAGAAAGCTAGAATTGCTGCAGATTTAGTAAATTCAGACTTTATTGACTGGTATGAGGAAGTTTCTCTTTTAAATGACACGTATCAGTCATTATATCAGAATCTTATTGAGATAAATGACCCGTCTTTTGTAAAAATAATAGAAACTACTGATAAAATTATACAGTTACCAGAAGATTTTCATCAATTAAGATGCGTTACACTTCTTAGAAATGGCTTTTCTACTCCAATTTTAAGAAGAAGCTTCTCAGAAAGCTACAATTCTATGTCTTATGAAATTTTAGGTTCAGAATTGCATATAAATACGCCATATGTACAGAGTCCACCAGATGGTGTATATCATATTGAGTATTTCTCTAGCCCAGCTACATTGCTATTTCCTCCTAAAGAGCAAAAATTATCTGCTGATTATATCATAAGCGACTATGACTATGTAAAATTATGGTCTGGTGATACTAAATGGTCATTCTGGAAAGTAACAGATGATAATGAAACATGGGAATATGCTATATACAAATTTGAAGATGATGAACAATCACGAGTCACATCTTTTGTAGAAGATATGTACGATGCAGTAAGCACAAAGTATTACTTTGTCTCACATGGCGAAAATGGCTGGAGAGCTTTTGATAAACAATCAGAAAAGTTAACTGATTATTATGAGTATGTAGATAATAAAAGAGTACCCGTCATATTCGAAGATGGACAACTTGGATTTTATCAAACAATAGAACATAAAATTTATCTTGTAAATAATATTGATACTGATGGTGGCATTGGTAGAGTATTTTTAATGGATGTTGATGAAATACCTGATGCTAGAATTATTTTTATGAACTATTCTGGTACTGATATTTGGTATGAAAATAGCAATTATCAGTTAATGCATAATGGAGAAAACATCTATTATGATTCTAATATGACAAGTGCATTATCTGGCTTAGATGATTATGTATATAGAGATGGAATAATGTATGCACGTACGATTGGCTCATTTGTAACTATATATCCAGATAATACTATAGACATTAAACATAAACTTTTTAATGCTATAGGCAATTTAGATGAAAATACTGGACTTTCTTTAATAAGAGTTAAATATGACGAAGTTTCTTTATTGCCATGGGTTGAAGATACCTTATTAGACTATCCTAACTCATTCTTCTTCCAGACTATGGTATATGCTTTAGCTGTTCAATATAAGATTAAACAAGGCGCTGATGCTACTGGATTACAGGCTATTTATAATGGCTATTATGATAACTTCATGAAGTCATTACCACAAGACGTATATATGCCTAGCAGAATCAATAATGTGTACACTTATTAGAAAATCCACTAATATTTATATAGAAGGAAATAATAATGGGAAGTACACGATTTGGTTCTCAGGACCCAGAATACAATACTCAAGCTGATTACTATAAAAATTTAAGAGGGCAATATGAAAATTCCCTCGGTAAATATACTGGAAATGCTGGATATCAGAATAGCTTAGAACAAGGTAAAATAGGCGCACAAACTGCTTCAATAGGCGCTGAACAGTCTGCCGCTAGAACAGCTAGAACTGGTGGTATGTCTGCAGCTTCTGCTTCAGCAATGGGTAGCTCACAGGCTGCTAAAGGATATTATGACGCATTTGGACAGCAACAGAATGCCGCATATCAGTCTGGTTTATCTAATGTTCAAGGTTATAATCAAGCAATGCAGAATCAAGGAAACTTAATGCAAATGCAACAGAAACAGAAAGATGCTGAATATAATAGAGCTTGGGGTAACGTTGGTAATTCATTAGGTATCGCGGGTTCATTTATTTCTGCGATGTCTGATGCTAACCTTAAGAATTATTACAAAATATCAGAAAAGTATAAGAAGGAAAGATAATGGCGCTCTTTAGAATGATAATGAAAGAAATAGGCGGCAGATTTCAAAATGCTGCTGGTACTATAAATTCTGATAAAAATATGTATTACGGAGCTAAAGGTTGCGCCCCTTCTGATAAAATAGCCGGTGGTGGTATGGGCGAAATGTCTGGCGGTACCGGAAATATTTCCGCTGGTAATTTAATGGGAGGAGCTGGTGCTAGTGGAATGGGCGCTGGTGATGCTTCTTCTGGTGTTGATTTTAGCTCAATGGGCGAAGCCGCCTCAGCAATGGCATAAGGAGAATAGATATGGACTTTTCAACAAATACTGAAGGTATGAATGCTGGTCAAAACTATTTATTCTCTAAAGAAGCTCATAACTTTGGTGAAAGATTTCTAGGAAATAATACAGATAGTCAGAATGAAAATCAGCAGAATAACGCAAATCAAGGCAAACCCGCTATGGTTGCTAAATCTGGTGACTTGAAAGGCCGTTTAGTTGGACTTGATTTAGACCCAATGGCAGCAAAATCTGATGAAAATCTTAAACAATCTAAAAAAATAAAAGCTGATTGGGATTGTTTCTGGGCGGGTAAAAATAAGAATACTGAATCACAGCCTGCTGTGTCTGATGAAAACTTAAAAGAAGTAAATCCAGATATTGATATTCTTGATGATTATTCTAGAATAGACGCATACGCATATAAATATAATAATAAAGCACATCAGTTGTATGGTAATGAAAAAGCGGTAGATGATGAATTACATGTTGGCCCTATGGCTCAAGAACTTGCATCTACTAAATCTACTAAAGCTGCTGTAAGTAAAGACCCTAATGGGTATGAAGAGGTAGACGTAAGAAAACTTACATTATCAAATACTGCTGCAATCTCTGAGCTAGTAAGAAAGGTAGAGTCTCTAGAGAAAATGCTTGGAGGAAAACATGATAAACAGTAATCCAAATAATGACCAGTATGCACTTGGATACACAAATCCTGGAGCCACTGGATTAAATAAACAAAATATAGTAAATAACACACTTTCTAATTTAAGTGTTCAAAATTCTATAAATACTCAGGGTGCATTAGCAGCTCAAGCACAAATGCCTCAACAGCCACAGCAAATGCCTGTTAGACAAACAAAGCCTAATACTCAGAGTGCTAATTTTATTCCACAAGAGTCTGCTCCTTCTCAAGCTCAGATACAGCCACAAGTTCAGACACAAATACAGCCTTATGAAGTAGGTACTGATGCTCAGGGAAAACCTACTCTTGATGGCAAGCCCTGGATTCCAGAAGAAACACCAGAACAGGTAGAGTCTGGTTCTTCTATAAAAGTCGATGATGGCGAAGTTCGTACTGATCCTTTTAAGAGTAATGAAATACCGTGGGGACAGGAAGTAAAAGCTAAGCCTAAAAAAAGGTCTGGTATTGATGTATTTAATAAATATAATGATTATGCATATGGTAAATCTGAAGGAGATGACCTATTAAAAAATTTCTCTAAAGCGGGCTTGAGAGAGGGACTTATAGCACCTTGGACAACTGGTGAACAGGGCTTAATGATAGATTTAGACCCAAAAGATGTATTCCCTGATGAGTCTTATGTTGATAGACACTTACAGGGCGCATTAAAATATGCTAAGGAGAAAGGCATATCGCCAGATCAGGCATTATATGCTATCAAAAGTTTGCCACAGGCTGCTCAGTCTAATGGTAATCCAGATGCGGATATTCTCTATTATGAACTTACTGGTAGCTCCTTAGGCTCAGCGTCTAAAGCTTTTACTAAAGAAGTCGAGTTACTTAATTATAAAGTAAAATCTGGAGAATTATCAAAAGAACAAGCGGTACAAGAATTAGAAAATTTTAAGAAGAATATTTCTAAAGACCCTCAATTTGAACAGAAATGGTTTGGTAATGATCGTGGTTCTAGACAAGTACTTTTTGACCTAATAGGACAGGGAGTGGGTGCTGGTTTAGGTTATGCTGGTAGTAAAATATTATCTTCTAATTTTGGTAGAAGCTTAAGTCAAAAAGCTCTTAAAGCAACTGATAAGGCATTTGCTAAAGTAATTGAAAAAAGTCCAGATAAAGTATATAATGCATTACAAAAGTCTGGCTTAATAGACGATATGGCAGCTATTGTAGATTCTCCAGTAAAACAAGCTGCTGCTAAAAGGTTAGCTGAAAATTCTGTTAAAAATGGCTATTACGATGATATAACAGGCATATTTTCTGACTTAGAAACAAAAGCCCACTCTATAGATGCAGTTAGGCAACTTGAAAAAGAAATAAAAGCTAAATATCCAAATGCATCAGATGAAAAAATAGCTACTGCCTTATACGATTATGCTTTTAATAAAAATCCTCAAGGTAAATTGGCATTTGAAATAAGAGACGCTTTCAGAGGAACAAATTTATCAGAAGATGCTATAGATTCTTTAATTAGAACACAAAAATATCATATTGAGCATCCAGAACATACACAGTTAGTTGAGGATATAATAAATAGATATACTGAAGAATTTGCTAATAAAACTCCAGAAGAGGTAGCTCAAATATTAAAATACAAAGCTCCTGAAGTCATTAGTTCAGAAAAATATTGGAAAACAACTCCAGAATATGATGCTTGGGCAAAATCAGGTGGAAACTATAAAAAGCCGACACAGTATCAAACATTCCATTGGGAAGGTGGTCCTAAAGCTGGTTCTTACTTTCCTAATAAAGAATCCTATGATGCTTTCCAAAAAGAGCTAGAGGGATATTATCAATATATAGATGATTTAACAAAATATTCTAATTTAGCTAGTAAAGAAGAAAAAGAAATTTTTAATGATATAGGAACTCTTAATATGGACTCTTCATTACCCAAAGATGCGGATATTATAGCTAAAGAAGCTATTAAAAATCCTAAAGCAGTAATAAATAATGCTGATGAGGGTTCTATTACAGCTAGATTTATTAAGAGAACACTAAAAAATCAATTAACTTCAGATGAAAAAAAAGAATCTAAGTCTACTGAAGGAAAAGCAAGTGAAAATGTAGTTGGTAAAGGACTAGTAGAAGGTGGAGCTTTATTAGGTGGTGCTTTAGGCGACCATATTCAGTCTAATCTTGGAAGTCCTGAAGTTAAATCAGATATAACAAGTCCAAAAGGCGTAACAGAGAAATCTGTTGGCCTAAAGTCTTTAGGAAATGGAGATGGTTCATATATCCCATATCGTGGTGTTGAACTTGATGAGCCTTCAACATGGAAAGGTCATGAAGATTATAGAGATGTTCATGATAAATTAAAGAGCGATATTGATGCTGCTAAAAAGAAAGGACAGATTACTCCTGAAGAAGCTGATGCTCTTCAAAGAAGAGCCACAGAATACAATTCACTTATTAGAAGTATTCAGAATGCTCCATTAAATGATATTCCTGGTCTTATTGATAAAGTAGAAAAGATACAGGGTAAAGTTAAGGACTATTCTGATAAAGGAATGCCAAAAACTTGGATTGGAGCTTATCTTTCTGGCGAATTTGGTGATCCAAAATCTAAAGATGCTAAGAGAACATTAGCTTATTTTGCTCTTAATGCATTAGGTACAGCTCTTATGAATTCTTCTGCTGTTATACAGAAAAGAGCTACTACTGATACTCAATGGAATAAAGCTCAAGGTACAAGATTAGAGCAGGCTTATACAAGATATGATAAAGCTAAGACTAGGGCCTTTGAGAATAATCTTGATTCAATAGCTAAAGCTATGAATATGTCTCTTGATCAGAAGAATAAAGTTGCTGAGTTAATGAACGAAGGCGATATTAAGTTACTTTATGATAAACTTGGAGATACTAGAAAAATAGAGCTTCTTGAAAAGGTTGCTAGATTTGCTCCTTATTATAAGAAGTTATCAGATAGTCAGAAAGCTGTTTTGGCCGCAATTATGATTGATTCTGGTCTTTCTCCAAGAGATGAATTAGGACTTCTTTCTACTAATTTCACTAAGAGCCAGATTGCTGAGCTCTTAGGTGGCTTAAAGAATGCTGAGTATCTTAATAGAATGTATAATTCTCATGTAACTCAGAAACAGGTAGAATTAGTAGGTGCACAATTACAACAGGTTCTACAATCTGCTAAACTTACAGAAGCAGAAGCTAACCTTTATGCTATTAAAGTTTATGCTGAATTAGCTGATAAGGGTGTTTCTGCTGCTATAAACCTTATTAACTCTCTTCTTCCTGGAGGATCAAACTAATGGAGTTCAATATAAATCTAGATAATATAAATAAGAGAGCTGAACAGAATTCTGCGGATATGGAGCTTAAAAAAGAGCGTCAGATTAGAACTGGCATGTCTATGCAGCAGACAGCTATGATGGCACTTAATAAGAATATTATGCCACCTCCACAGCAACCTGTAAATCCAATTCAGCCTCCTAAAAACGCATAAGGAATAATATCGTGATTAGTAATGATAAAATTTGGCAAAATATATGCGAGTTAAAAAGTCTAAATGAAAAGAGAGATTCTAAATACCTCAGAAATTATCGCGCATATTGGTATACCCCTTGGGCGTCTCTAAAAAACATTAGAGACCCATCCCTTGTGGGATATTTCCAGAAAGATGATTCCTGGGAAGATGATACAACTGCTACTCCGCAACTTAATGTAATCAAGTCTGTTATTGATACACTTACTTCTAAAATTGCTCAGAGTAAAGTAAGACCGTTCTTTAATACAATGAATGGTAGCTTCAAGGATATTCAGGTTACAAAACAAGCTCAGCAGTTCTTTGATTTATATTTTGATGAGCAGAATACGAATAAAGTAGTTTCTAATGCATTCCGTGATGCATGTATTTTCGATACTGGTGTTATTTATATAGACCCAATAACTAAGAAAATAAGTAGAGCTCTTCCTAATCAAGTATATGTAAGACCTTCTGAAGCTCATTATAAGAAATTTACTAGAGCTTACTATGAAGAGAAGGATTATCCAGTTACATTACTAGATGTTCCTTATAAAGGCGATAAAGAATATGTAACATTTGGCGTATACTATGACGCTTATAATCATGTATTTGCTGAACTTATTGATAATGACATTGTAAAAGTAAATAAATATGAAGCAGACGTTATTCCGTTTGTTTTCCTTCATTTCTCTGACCCTATTATTGGTAGATCGTCTACTTCAATTGTAGATATGCTTGACACAATACAGAAAGAAATTGATGTATTGATGTGTAAGATTAAAGACGCATCTCAGCTTACTCCAGCTAATGCAATTTTCGTACCAAAAGGCTCTAATATTGCCGCTTCTACAGTAAGCAATAGGTCTGGTCTTGTATATGAGTATGCTATGCCACCTGGAGTTACAAATAGCCCAGTAACTGTAGCTACTCCTCAGTTTATTTCTGAACAATACATGAATGTAGTTAAAGACTTGGTTGAACAAGCCTATAATATGGTTGGTATATCACAGCTTTCTAGTCAGTCTCAGAAACCTACTGGTCTTGATTCTGGTATTGCACTTTCAACTATGGAAAATATTGAGAGTGACAGATTTGAGACTCAGCTTAATCAGGTAATCAGAGCTTATGTAGAAGTTGCTAAAACTTGTCTTAAAGTATTTCCTCCTGATGAGGATATTCTTCCAGAAGACTCTCAGAGACTTGCTGTTAAATGGTCAGATATTGTAAAAGAAACAAACAAAATGACTATTCAGTTCTCTGCAGCAGATTCTCTTTCTAAAGACCCATCTGTTAAACTCGCTCAACTTCAGCAACTTGCTATGGCTGGTATTATTCCACAGTCTAGAATTGCTCAGTTTATGGAATTACCAGATATTCAGGGTGGATTCTCTCTTTCTAATAATGCAATCAATGCTGTTCTTACGGTTATCTCTGAATGTATTGAGAAAGATAACATGGTTGTACCTGATTATATTCCTTTCCAGATGCTCAAAGAAGAGATCATAAATACTCAGTTATCACTTAAAGCGGCTGGCGCTGATAAGAATAAGAAAGATATTGATAAGCTTTCTGAATTATATGCTATTGTTGAAGATAAAGAACAATATTGGCAGAATGAAATGACTAATCAGCAGACTCAGATAAATAATCAGACTGCTCAGACATTAGATGGACAACAGCTACCTAGTGGTCAGAATGTGCTTACACAAGAAGCAAATATGACTCCTACTGGTAATCAGGCATTAGGAACACAGCCCCAGCTTGGTCCTTCTGATATGGATTTAACTTCTAGAGACCCAACTCGGGATAATAGAGATGTTACTTGGAAGCCATAACTTTATACACTAATAATATAAAGTTACACTAATAAATAGTAAAGGATTTTTTATATGGATCAAGAAGTATTTGAATTATTGTCATCATATAAATCAGTAATCGATTATCTTCTTCAGAAAAACGAAGAGCTCGAGAAGAAGCTAGCTGATGTAGATGCTAAGGCTTCTGATCTTGAGTCTATGATTTTCGAAGAGATTATCGGACCTGCTCAGGAAGCAATGTCTACATATGATAAAGATCAGAGATTTAACGATTTCAACAGTAAGTATGGTGAACGATTAGGAAAATATCAGGGCTCATTTGCGCCATTTGAGGATGAAGGATTTGACTTCACTCGTCAGGCATTTGATGAGTATGATAATATTCCAGACGACTATAAGCCAGATATGGACGCTTATGTTGATGAAGTTGAAAATATTGCACAGTCTAAACTTGAGTCTATTAAACAGGCTCTTGGTATTCCAGTTGATGCAAATGTAGAAATTAAGGAAACTGATGACACAGTTGAAGTAAAAGCTGACGGCGAGACCGTCGAAGTCGAACAAAAAGAAGGCGGAGATGGAGAAGCTGTTGAAGAGGAATCTGCAGGAAAAACTGTAGAAGAGCCTGAAGACGGTGAATCTGTCGAAGACTTTGAAGCTTCACTTAAAGAGTCATTATAAATATTATAGGAGAAAATAGTAATTATGGCTATTACAACAAATGATGCAATCCTTTCAATGTTAAAGGTTTATTATGCTAAAGACGGTCTCCAGAACTTGATGTTCCGTAATGACCCAGTTCTTAAGAGCATCAAAAAGGAAAGAGTAGAGGGTAAAGTTCAGAACTTCTCTACTATGTACGGACGTGGTGGTGCTGCTGGTGGTAACTTTACTGCTGCTGCTGCTCTTGCTGCTACTGTATCAAAGAACGCTGAATTCTCTGTAGTTCCAGGTCAGCTCTTCTCTGTATACACAATGAATTCTAAAGAAGTTCAGGCTTCTAAAACAAGACGTGGCGCTTACATGAAAGTTGCTGGTGCTAAGATGTTTGCTGCTTCTGAGTCTTTCAGAAAAACTATGGCTGCTGCTTTCTATGGTTCAGGCTATGGTGAAATTGCAAAAGCTGGTGCATCACTTTCTTTCACAGTTGGTACTCCAGTTGATATTACACTCCCAATGCATGCAATCATGAAGATCGATGTTGGTTCACGTCTTGAAATCGTAGCTAACAAAACTGATGCATCTCCAAAAGTAATTCTTTCCGTTAATTCTATCAACCAGAACACAGTTAATGTTACTCCTATTCAGGGTACATCAGCTGATGCAACAGACATTATTCGTCTTGCTGGTTCAGTAGATGACAATGGTAATCCACTTCTTCCAATGGGACTTGATGGTTGGCTTCCAGTTGTTGGTAACCGAACAGGCGCTGCTTGGAATACTCTTATCAATACATCATTCTTCAATGTTAACCGTTCTGTAGCTCCGGATCGTCTTGCTGGTGGTTTCATCGCTGGTATTTCTGGTGAACAGAAATATAAGACATTACAGCGCGCTATTCAGGTTGCTCGTAGACAGGGTTCTATTGCGGACCTTATCGTTCTTAACGACAATGACTGGCTCGCATTAGCAGACGAGATTCAGTCTACTAACACATACTTCACTCAGACTTCTACAAAAGCAAAACGTGAAGCAAATGTTGGTTTCGACAAATTCTCTGCTTCATTCTCAACAAACTATATCGAATCAATCGTAGATACTCCATACTGTCCAGAAGGCCGTTTCTACGTTCTCGATAAATCAGCTCTTGAGTTCTGGTGCTATACAAACACTGACAAACTCGAAGACGGTGTAGCTGGTAACAACCCTGGTAAACCAGATCCAGTTGACACTGACAACGAGGGTAAAGAGCATGACCCATATGGTCTTATCATCGACGATTATCTCAACATCCAGCCTGGTCAGAATACAATTGATGGACCTGCTTCACAGGTTACATTACAGTTCTTCGGCTCACTTGCAGTAATCAATCCTTCTGTATGTGTTGTTGGCGAATTCGACGGTTCAACAGACTTCGCAATCTAAGTTAAGTTAGCTTAGTACAGACTCCCCCTTAGAGGGGAGTTTTTTTATACACTAATATAATGTTATGAGTAACAAAATAAGAACTATAGACGGCAAAAAATATTACGGCCAGCATGACATAACATCCGAAGATGAAAATGAAGATTTTGGTTTCTCAGAATATAAACCCGCTTCAGAAGGTTCTACTGATATTGAAGATTTTTATTATTATTTGACAAACAATGTAAGCCCTTCATCTAAAACGTATGGTAAAACTCCGCCTTATACAGAGATGAAAAAAGGCCTTTCTGATTTTATAAATGATAAAATTGATAAAGAAATTGAAAAGTTAGGGGTATATTCTGATTACTATTCAAAAAAGTCTGATGATAGATATTCTAAATACCTAAGTTCATCTACACAGTCATCAAGCTTAAAAAATTTACATACAAAAGAAGCAGATAAGTATAAAAAACAGATTAGAAAATTGGCTAAGATTTATTCTGATATAGGTGACGCCTTAAATAAAGCTGATAGTGATACTGTAGTTGCCTTATATAAAAAGTATGTAGACCCGGATTTTACTAATTTTAATGATAAGTTTAATAAAGAAAAATCAGCTGACCAAGAAGAAGCTTATAAACAGTATGAAAAAGGTGCTAGAAAATATCTAGAAGACCCAGAAGTTAGATATCCGTCTGCTGGTATAAAACAAGGCGGCGAAATTCATGAGAAGGAAGAACCCGTTGAAGCTATAGATGCATCTAAGCCTAAAACTAAAAAAGAAGAAACATCCGTTAAAAAACCACAGGCTATTGAGCTAAGAAATGATGTATTCGATTGGAAATATGGTAATCCAAATATGGCTCGCCCTAAGGACTTACCTGATCCAGAAGATAGATTCAAAAGATAGGAAATAAATTATGATCGGAAATTACATTGATATTGATTATGATAAACTACCAAAAAGGCAAGTAGAAGAAGAGAAAAAGGAAGATAAAGATTCTTCTTCTATAAAGAAACTTTTAAGTCATCCTCAGTATAAAGATATCATAGGTCTTTATACGGGAAAGAAAGAGGCAAAACCAGTTGCTATGACACAATCTCTCGGACTTGATGGTTCTGGTGGATATGGAAAGAGCCCACAGTTTGCGCTTCCTCTATCTGCCAGCGCATTACCTATTATAGGTGGCGCTGCTGCTTCTACTGCTGCTACATTAAGAGGCACTGTAAAAGGCCCGAAAGTTAATGCATTTAGAAATCCTTCTAAGGATGAGAAAAACCCAGTATTAGATGATATTCGTGGTAAAGTTAAACCTCAGGACTTACCTGAGGGCGTTGAGTCAGCTAAGCCAGTTGAGTCAGATAAAGGTATTGAAGGCGATGTTGAAGCAGCTAGAGAGCCATTATTACAGTTATTAGACAGCTATGGATTATCTCCAGAAGACCAGCAGGCTATACTTGATATTCTTGATAGTGGCATTGCTGATTTAGGTGACGACGATTCATTTGAGTTACCAGAAGGAGTACAGTCATTTAAGTTACCTCCTGATTTTAAGAGAAAAGCGCTAAATGATATTCTTAGGACCTATCCAGACTTAGGACCTAAAATTCTAGGTAATGACCCGGCCGCTAAACAAGAAATGGATAAACTTATGGATTTACTAGAGCGTTATATGGAAGCTAAAAAGTTCAAGTTTGATAGTGATACCCATAAGTTTAATGAAAAAGATGAAGAGGCAGAAGCGAGAAGAAAAGCTGCTGAACATAATAAAAGAGCTGGTAAATTTGAATATCATCCACGCGAAAAGGTAGATGATAAAGTAACTGCTAAAGATGCTTCTAGATCAGTAACTAGGGGTGTTTCAAAAAATAATAAAGAAGAATCTATTCCAGAATCTAGTGTTATGGGTGGATCTAAAGGTAAAGTAAGAGAAGAAGCTGCTGGGAATTTTGAAAGACTCCAGAGAGGTCACGAAGTAGATACGGGTGAGCCTAAGAATAAACCTGCTTCTTGGCAAACAAAACCTGGTCCTTGGGACTAATGATTATTATAACGGGCTGCTTCATTAGGGTAGCCCATTTTTGTTATCGTCGTCTTCCAGCTCTGTCCATGTGTAGCTTCTTCTTCGAATGTAAGAACATGTGCGACTTCATGAAAGAGAGTTTTCTCCGATTCAGTTGCAGTTACAATAAGATACGTTCCATTAGATAGCTTAGTCGTATATGCATTCCAATTATAATCCAGCGGATCCGAATCATATTTTACTCTAATCTTTTTTCCTTTGCCGCCGAAAGAATCACAAATTGCCTGCGCTTTTTTTGTTAATCTTTTATCAATATCTTTTTCACCGTAGTGAAGGCTAAAGAGATACTCTCCGAAAATATTATTAAATTCTCCCCTTTTTGGAGTCTTAGAGATTGCGCAAAAAAGCAATATTCCAATAATAATCACCGCAACTAAATTTGTAATCTTTTTCATAATCTTATCCCCGTATAATTATAATATGTTATTTACACTAATAATATATAAATTTATAGGAGAAATAACATGTCTGATACAGTCGAAAAATCACAGAAAGCTACTAAAATTGAAGTAGTTTCCTTCACATTAAATGATAAAAACCAATTGGTAAGTATTACCGTAAATGCTAACGGTACTTATACTACTTTAGCTGCATAATAGGGAGAATAAATAATGAATCCAGTAACATTACACGTTTTAGACTATACATTAAATGCTGATGGTAGTCTTGCTACAATTACTATCGCATCACAAGATGAGTTAAAGTCGTATGTTTATAATACGTCTTTCTCAAAAACAATAGATAATACTGTCTATAGCGAAAAAAATACGGTAGATATTGAAGACCCATCAAATGGTAGAAATCAGAGAAATCCATATAATGGTTTCTAATCTATGGAGGCTTAAATAATGGCTAACGTAGTAAAAGGAACGGATAATCTACATAGTATAAATTATAACGATAAAAAAGAAATTGTTTCAGTTACAATAAATAATAATGGTGATTATCTTACTTTTGGCTTAGGTGATAGTTCGGGCAGCACTGGTGGGTTTATTACTACTACTAAAACTATTACTAAAAATAGTACATATAATGCATCTACAGACGGCGCTAATGGATATGACACTATATATGTAAATATACCAGAAAAAAAGTTACAATCTAAATCTGCTACAATTAGAGCTAATGGTAATAATATTATAACTCCTAATCCAGGTTATACTGGATTATCTGATATTACTGTAAATGTTGCGCTTTCTTTATCAGCTCTTAACGTAATTCCGGCTTTAGATTCACCTTATTTTTATAAAGAGGCACATCAGGGAAATACATACTTAAAAGCTGATTTTGGACAGCCTGCTAGAACTATTATTATTGATATGAGTTATCCTACATCAGATGGTATATCTATGACAAGTACTTTCAGTAGTAGCACATTTTCTAAAATGATTTATTCTAGGGATAAATACCTTATAATAGCTTATAATAATACTGGCATTATAGGCTCATATAAGTATGGATATTAAGGAAATATAATATGGATTATACTATAAATGACAGTGGCGTAATTACAAGTGTTATAATAGGAAATAGAACTATTCCATGTAATATCCAGACTGATGATAGCTGGGATTTAACTATTTCTTATAACTTTAATAAAATGTCTAATGCTCCTGTAATAAGTACATTAGAATTTTATGATGGTAAAGACCCAACATCTGTATATGATAAAAATGGCTCTTTATTAAAAACATTACAAGCACCTATTGAAAGTGAAAGTCCCGCATCATCACTTACATTTAATAATTTTACAGTTTATGATGGAAATCTTATATTAAAAGATGGTGATGGTAATGCTGTAGATTCTATTACTGATTCATCAGGAACTTTATATAATGGTTCTAGTTCTTTAAATATAAAAGATGGCTCAACTATAACAAAGTATGACTATAATTATCTTCTTGTAAAAGCGGGTTCTGAAATCTATTTTGATGTTACTAAAGGTCAAAAAGTAAGAATTATGGCAATATCAGGATATAATAATATTTATGTTGAAGATATTCAGCAGGACCAGTATTATAAACTATATGATATTATTAGTTCTGGAGAATTTAATATAAAATTTTTATCTGATGTATATCTTACAAATGTTGATATTATCAGCGGCTATCCAGAGGAGCAATAATGGCTAACGTAGTAAAAGGAAATGATAGAATACATAGTCTTAAATACGATAATAGTAAACTTGTTTCTGTTACAATAAATAACAATGATGATTATCTTACTTTTGGAGAAAATTCATCTGGAGGTAGCGGCACTTCTGGTACTTTTATAAGTAAAACAATTACATCTAATGGAATATATACTGCTTCTACTGATAATGTAGACGGATATAATCCAGTAATTGTAAATGTTCCAGGTGCTAAATACCAAAATAAAACTTTAGATATTATAGAAAATGGTACTTATAATGTAACACCAGATTCTGGCTTTGATGGCATTAGCCAGCTTACAGTAAATGTAAATGGTACAGCAGATATGGTTATTTTTAAAAAAGAATTTGATGAACATTTTTATTTTGTACCAGGAAAAATTAACGAATTACATGGTGGCGGTTATCCAGAAGATACTGCTATTTTTATAAATTATGGCGTATCCGCTGCTAATAATTATACATCACTATCATTTTCTAGGATACCAGCAAATAATGAAAAAGTAGTATCTCATAAAAGTATAAGTAATAAAGGATACTATTATATGATAGTAATGAATAAAGATTTTTCTTCTATAATTGATCTTTATAGAGTTATTATATCATAGACTAATATAAAAACATGACTGTTTTTAATTATCATGTTTGGAATAGATTAGTACCAAATGACAAAGAATTACAAGTAAGAGCTGTTAGGGGCGATAATGTATTTGCCTCTAATGGCTTTCTTTTTTTAATACAGAGAACAAATGACTATAATAATATAATTTGCTTTAAGTTAAGTAAGTGTAGTCCAGTAAATAACTTCAGAGAATGTAAAGGTCAGACTTTTATAAAGGCCGTTGTTGACTGCTATTTATTTTTTAGGCTTAATGGTATTAGATACTTTAGAGTTGAAGGTAATACTAAAAGATATTTCTTTTTACAAAAATTCGGAAAAAAAACCCGTCTCTTTAACTTAGTAAAAGACAGGTCTATTATGGAAAGAAATGTATTCTACGGTAAAATTAACTAACTATATTTTAATATTAACTTAAATTTGGATACTATTCCCAGTACTCTAATGCTGCATCTTTTAGCATACCTAAAGTAGTTCCAATATTCCCAGACTTAAAATATATATTATATCCATACTTTTTTGCTTCTTCTTCTAAAGAAGGCCTATATAAATTTATATCTTCGTCTGGGTAATATATCCTAAAGCATAATTCATCAAGTTCTGGACTTTTTCTTAGAACTATTATAGCACTGAGAAGTTCAGATATTCTATAACTTAGCGAATGTTCTGCGCTACTTCTGATCAACTGACTTTTCCTCTTTTTCATCTATTTATTCTCCCTTATTTATTTATATATATAATATCTAAACAACATAGGTCTGCCTCTTTCTAACCCACAAACTTTCTCTTTAAAAAGATGTCTTTTACTTTCAATTTCATCACGGCTCATATTCCATAAATTAAAAGCATATTCGATAGACTCGCCTATATAGATGTTCGCTATATCACTCCCGTCTTCTTCTAACCAAGTTACACCGTAATAAACGATAGCTTTCTCTCCAGTTGTCGTATCAGAAAATAAAATAACGGTTGCGGGTTTTTCATATGGGTCTTCAGAATCTCTTATTTTAAGAACTTTCATTTCAGCATTAAGGCTGAATACTGCTGAAATCAAAAGCATTATTGTAATTGTAAGTTTTTTCATTGTTTATCTCCTTATAATAATAATATGTTAATTAACAATTAAAAGTATAAATTATTTTTAAATAATTTATACTTTTAATTTTCCTTATATACCTCATGCTGATGGCCGTTAGGCCGCTGTTTTTCGTAGCACGTAAAAGACAAATATAGCTGAAATTAAAAAATACACTTTTTTGTGATATATAATATATAAAGACTATATATATTATAAATCACACTTTTGTGTATTTTTTTTATTTATCATTAAGCAGTCTTTTACGTGTAACAAAGACCAAAGGCCCGCTGGGCCAACTTCATGATGGTATAGTCTATATTTTCCAAAATAATTCTTTTTCTTCATCAGTCCAGCTATCTCTTGGCGTATCATGCTTTTTCTTATAGTTTTGTACTTTTTTATACATTTTCTTATCTATTGAAGATAAAGCAACTTTTCTAGTCAAAAAAGCATCAATAGTACTAGAAAGTCCAATTTCAATATTTCCTTTGCTATTCAAAAAGCGTTTATCTATTTGACCATTACATGGTATCTCTGTATAGGTTTCTGCTTTCATAGCACGTCTTAGTTTCATCTCTAAGTTATGCTTAGTAAGTGAAGTATAGTTAGAGATTATATCTACTAAGCCCATAATAGAAGCTGCTTTATCTGCTTGTTGCTCATTATTGAAGCAATAATAAATTGTTTCTCTATCTTTTTTATCGCTCTGAACATAAGAAAACTTCTTGACAAATTTATATTGATATATCGGTTTTTCATTATTATAAATGAAAACTTGCTGATTCCAATATCTAACAAAAGAGTCTCTAATAATCTGAATTTTATTGTTTAATTTGAATAATTCTACAGCGCCATGTACTGATAATATTGAGTCAAGATGATATTTATAATAGGTTGTATTATTTACAGAAGTGTCTATTGAACGTATTGTTTTATCTTCTAACCATTTGTGATTAGTAATTTTCTTATCTGATATATATACACTATCAGAAAATTCATTATAGAAGATTAAAAGATCGACGTTTTTTATATGCTTTATTTTGGTTGGCTTTATAAAGATGTGATCTTTGAAAGTGTTTGTTTCTAGTCTTATATATACTTTTTCGACGTTATTTGCTAAATCAATATAGGAAAGTTTGAATTGAGCCCATCCATTTATATCATCTCTATCTGCCGCATTTACTGTAAATAAAAAACATGGTTTATTTGGGTAAACTTCTAGGTAGGAAAGGATATAATCCTTTATTTGGTCAATTACTTTTTCTGCTTTTTTATCAATAAACATGATTCAGTCTACTCCTGCTGATGAAAGCTAATGCGGATCCGCTAACATCAGCAAGAGCTTTCTGAATAATATGATTTGTAATGCTATATAAATATATTAACTAATACAATAATTAGTTATTGTTCCTCTAAAAGATATTTCTTGGCCCCTTTATTAGGGTGCGGTATATTATTTAATATCTTCTTCCACAAAGAGTTTTGCGAATTCCTTCCACTCTTTTATTTCTTCTACTGTAGCACCTTTTCTATACCAAAATATTGCGTAGAGACTTGCTAATGGTTGACTACAAGGTTCATTGAATAATGACCTACGATATACCAATAATAATTCTGGATAATGCCTATCCAGTAAGGGATTTTGGTCCTCATAAACATAAATATCCCTATATCCGTGAAGTTTATTTTCAATTATTTCAGCAGTTAATGCAAACATACTTGGCACAATACAAGATAATAAAATAATTACTGATAAAAACTTCTTCATTTTTTATTCTCCTATTTCTCAAGATAAGAGCCTTTACATGCTGTAGATGCAATCTTTTCTACTGCTTTCCATACTTGTTCCTCAGTGCCTTCGGGCGTATAATAAAAAATATACTCTGGCTTGTTATCATTATTTGTATCTATAAGCGAGATTGCAGGCTTATTTGAATAAACACACTGAATAGGACCCGACAAGTCTACCTTTAACTCTTTTTCAAATTTTCTATATAGAGCTACAACGTCTTTCTTATAGACGTAACACATTGGCTGAATTTCTACTCTTGCATTTTCTTTGAGTGGAATACATACAAATACATTCTTCATAGTTTTTTATTCTCCTTAATTATTTATTTTCTGCCAACCAAGCTTTTCTTGCTTTAATTTTTCCCTGACAAAGTTTAATATCTTCTAATGGAGCGCACCATAGTGAAAATTGTAGAGCTTCTTTATAATGTTCAAGAGACTTTTTACAAATCTTTTTCACAGCAGCAAACTTTTCTGCATCTGTGGGTTCTTTATGTCCAGTATACACATACAAATCTACTGGCTTATTATCCCAGCCCATAGTGTTATATACTTCATAGTCATCACATGTACCAGCAAGTGTGCCATCTTCTATATCAGCACTTTTTATACCGATTGCTGCTGCTCTGTCATTTAATACTTCGATTCTTTTCATTTATATTCTCCTTGTTATATCTATAATATGTGACTTCAAAAATAAAAGCATAAAAAAGTATAAAAAAAAGCAGTACATACAACGTACATACTGCTTAACAAGGATAATTAAAAAATGAAAAAAATTCACCAGGTACAGAAATAAACCTGTTACTTATTATTATATGTAAATATTAACTTTGGCGTATATATTCCTTTGCTTTCTTTGTGGCTTCTGGATAGCTCCCGTATAGTTTGAATAATCTTTGGATTAAAGTGCCCAATTTTACTTCTTTGCCCATGTAAATACACACTTTGCTATTGTATTTCTTTACTCTACTTTTAGTACTCTCAGGCGTTGTATGTTCTTGAGGCTTTTTGCCTTTAGCAAGTTTTCTTCTATAGTACTCTCTATGGTATTCTCTCTGATATTCCTTAAACTTTCTGATTCTTTCTTCTTCATCTTCATCACTATCCGCATCCTCGTCAGAATAATGTCTCATCCAGAGACGGTTTTCTAAGTTTAGGTCACATTGTGGAATTATGTACGTGCCGTCTAGAATCCCTTTTATTTTACGTTGAAAGTTGGTCATACTAACTATAATATTAGTTGACTAATTTATAGTATATGAGCCCAAGTAAATATTTCTCTGATGATTCCGAAGAGGATGAAGAGTTAGTAAAAGCAAGACAAGAAGGCTATAAAGCAGGAATTTCCGAGATGATGAATAATATCCAGATTGTAGCCGCTATATGCTATCAGTTTCCAATAGAAGACAGGCTAGATATGTTTCTCAAAGTTATCTCTGAAATCTAATATAGATAATTGTAGGCACATATATAATAGGAGACAAAAATGATAAACAAACATAACTTTAGACTGAGAGAAAATGGAGAGCCGAATTACAAATGCTATTGTCGTAGTCCAGAGCTTATCGAAAACTATGATAAGGCAATAGCAGACACAACACAAACTTGGGACGTTCATCATAGACTCGAATGCTGCTTTACTCAAAAGTTTATGAAGGAAATGAATCTTTACTACGACGTAGAGCCAGAAGCTTTGATATTCCTTACGAAAGAAGAGCATCATAAGATTGACTCAGCAAATAAAAGAATAAGTGAATCTTTGAAAGGAATGAAGTTTTCTGAAGAACACAAAAGGAAAATCGGCAAGGCCAACTCAAAGAGAGTTTTGTGTGTAGAAATTGATGAAGTATTTGAGTCTATTAGTGATGCTCACAGAAAAACTGGAATCAACCAAGGTAACATCTCAATGGCATGCAACGGAAAATACAATAAAGCCGGTGGCTATCATTGGAGATATGTATAGCTAATATTTTTATATAGAAAAATGTCAATGAAATTACAAGATAAATTTAAAATGATGGCTGATTACTCTTGCTTAGCTTGCTGCTATTTAGAAATGGTAGGTATAACAGATGAGAGAAAGCCATTTTTTATTTTAGAAGGAATGAGACACGGTTTCTTATCAGAAGACTGCACAGTAGTTAAGCCAATTGAATTTATCGGTTTAACTGGAAATGAGAATTATAAGAATGTTATTAAACAAACTGAATATAACGAAGATAAGCCAGTTATTGCTAGATTTGTAAAAAACGGCTATAATCATTTTGTTATAGTAAACGGAAGGACTAAAAAAGTTATTTATAATTCTCTTGAAAAAAGCAATTGCGTCGATAACGGCGTAATTGAAAGTTATAGAGTATTGGTGTAATGAATGAAATCATTAAAAAAGTGCTTTATATTATTGTTGCTTGTTGCTTTGCTTTCTCAATTGCATTCGGAGGGATTCAGACCTGCAGATTGGAACGCAGTATGGCAGAATGTGGACAATATAGAGAGCAACTTACAGCTGCTGAAAATAGAGAATCAGAGGTTAGAGCAGCTATCGATAGAACGAGCCTTATTCTCGGCGAAACAACAAATTCAATTGGAGAGCTACGAGAAAAGCTCAAAGCTGTGGAAGACAGCTACAATTATATGTGGCACTTGTTTTACGACGATGACAATACTATACATAGTGGAGAAAATCAATAGATGAAGAAATATTTTATAAACGTTCAGGGTGGAGAGGGCTTAAATATCGGTCTTGCGTCATTTATCAGTTATATTAAGACAAATGGTGATGACAACGGAAATACAGATTATGAATTTTATGTATGCTCTCCATATACGGATATATTTGAGGCATGCCCTTATGTAAGTGGAACATATAAACCACAAGAGCTTAGAGATTTTATATTTGATTCTGAGGCTAATGATGGCGAGTTAGTTTTACACAGACTTTACGACCTTAATGGATTTGTAAAAAAGCGGATGAATTATAGTCAGGCATGGGCACATCTTATGAATATTCCTTTTACTGATACAGAGAAAGGAACAAAAGTAAAATCTATTCTTGACCCTTATGCGAAATTTCCCGCACTTAAACAGCATATTGATGGTATCTTAAATCTTATCAAACAGAATGGCTTTGAGGATTTTGTAATTTTCCAAGGAACAGGAGGCCAAAGCGCTTTGGTTTCTGTTCCAGTAGGACAAGATGGAAAACCAGACTGGTCTAGAGTTCCATATGATTATGAAAATGAGCCTCTTAAACGGCATTATCCATTAGAAAAAGCGCAAAAGTTTATTGATCTTTTTACAAAGGAACATCCAAAGACAGCAATCGTTCTTTATCAGCTTCCAAATGAGCCTCGCCCAGATAGCAGCAATTTAGTAGTTGTCACAATCCCATACCTTGCATATTATGAACTTGCAAAGAAAGCAAAGGGAACTATTTCAATTGATAGCTCACTTCAGCATCTTGTTGCAGGAATTACTAAATCTGTAGTTCTCTGGGCTCATTCAAAACCAGAAGCTTTTGGATACTCTTATAATAAGAATATTGAACAGAAATGTCGAACTGATGATTTATTATACTTTTCTGCTTTAGGCCCATCTGGAGCAAAAGTTAACTATATTGAGCCAGAAGACTTATTAAAAGAAGTAGACGAATACTTATTTAATAAAAAGAACTAAATAATATAATGGCCAGTTTTCTTAATAGGGAAGCTGGCCTTATTTTTTAACTAAATATCTATGGAAAAATATGATAATTCGATATTTTATGATTCTTATAAAAAATGGTTAGAAACTTCACAAAAAAGATATTGGGACCAGATGTTTATGGAAGTATTGAATTGCTGTACATCTCAATGTAAGAAGAAAGCAAAAGGTATTATAATGCCGGACTTAGAAGGAAAAGCATTAGATGCTACATGCAAAGCAATGCAGAAAATAAAAGAAACATTACCGGATATAAAGTCATTAACAAATTTCTGTTATTGGTATGTAGTAGGAGCCGTATATGATAGACCAACTGCATTTCATGAAAGATGCGTTTCTTATGAATCCATGTTTGAATCTACTAATAATATAGACCAGATATCAGATGAAGGAGAGTTAGGTATATATGAATCCGTGGTATCAAAATTTGTCAGAATTAGAAAAACAACAATATCGACAAAACAGAGTACAGCAAATAAAGAATCTTAAATGGTATACAAATGGCAGTATTGCTATAAGACTTAATCCTTGGGACCCAATTCCTACTGGATTTTATTTAGGAAGATCAGATAAATATAAGAAATCAATATCTGAAGTAGCACAGAAAAGAAGAGATGAACACCCAGAAACAAGACTATTTGTAAGGAATAATAATGCCAGCAAAGTTGACAAATAAATATATAAGAGCAAATGCTTTTGAACTAATACGTGAAGGCTTATCTCAGCCAGCTAGTAAGTCAAGTAAGACGACATATCTGGAAAAGTACGTTGAGAAGCTTATGAAAGAAGCACTTGCTCATCCAGAATCTGATATAGGTAAACTATTAGCTAAAGAGATTATTGTACCGGACTTAATGGAAAAGCTTGATGAAGAGACTGATAAGTTAATGTCTAGAGACCGGGACTTTCTTGAATATAGAATACTTAAACAATGCTTTGAAGCACAGAGAAATGTATTATTAGATAATAAAATAAGACGAAAAGTTTTAATGACTTCTAGACGTGCGGGTAAGACTAATCTTATAGCAAGATATATGGTATCATTATGCGCACAACCTAATACACCATGTCTTTATATACATACTAAGTTCTCTAATGCTATTGATCAGTGTTATAAACTTGTTCTTGATGTCGCTAAAGAAGTAGAAATGAAACCAATTAAAACTTCTTCTTCTGACGGTGTTATAGAATTCGCTAATGGTTCTAAAATAGACTTTAGAGGCAATAGTAATAAAGCAGAAGCTGATAAAATGCGAGGCGGTAAATACAGAGGAATATTTATCGATGAGGCAGCTTTCCAATGTAACATGAAGTATCTTGTAGACGATGTATGTTCACCTATGCTTATGGACTATGTAGATTCTGTATTAGTTCTTGCATCTACACCACCTAGAATTCCTGGCACATTATTTGAAGCAGCAGTTCATGGTAAAGAATATAAGTTGTATTCTTGGGATATGACTATGAATCCATATATCCAGAATGCAGAAGATGAAATAAAAAGAATAGCAGACTCTAAAGGTATTTCTATAGACGACGCATTTATTAAACGAGAATATAGAGGACTAGAATTCTTCGATACAGAAGCACAAGTATTCAAAGGTTATCAGACATACGATAAGATACCCGATGATTTCAAACCTGACCATGTATATATCGGCAATGACTACGGATGGGCGGCTTATAATGCAATAATCGGTGTTGCTGTAGATATGAATAAGCATGAGGGATATGTATTCTTCGAAGAGAAATTTAATCATGCGGATGTTACGGCTATTGTAGAATCTAATAAAAGAGCTATGGAAGCAGGTAAAAAACTTCTGCTAAGATCTGGCACAGTT